CCCTTGCTCAAAAGCGCACAGAAAAGTCAAAAATGCAGCGTCATACAGATGCGTCGATGAATGCAATACGGATTCTAAACAAGATTTGGCAGCGGCATTCACCGGCTTCTGTGTTCGGAGGTGAAAAATGCGAAACCAACTAATCGCCGATTTCGTCGGCATGATGATCATCTGCGTTCTGGCCATTGTGTTCGGCACAAACGCAGTCACCGATAACTATAACATCTGGGCGCTGATGGCCCAGTTCGGAGGGGCAAGATAATGTCGAAAAACTACATCATCACGCTGGAATGCAGCAAGGACGCGCTGGCAGAATTGATCGCCACCGGCCTTGAACGCCACGCGACGATCACCAAAGTGGAAGCGGCTGTCGAACAGGAGCCTGCGCCGCAGCCAGAGCCACGCCCAGTGCATCGGGTCACGGTTCAAGCCCGACCCAAAAGAGCGCCGGAGCCTGTTCTGCGCGGGACATATTATGATGGCCCACGATCACGGATCAGCAGCCCGAAAAAGGTATCAGGCTGGGACATCTATCAGGTTGTCGTCGATTGCTTCCATCCGCAGAAAACATTTAGATCGCGGGATTTGCGGATGGAATGCAAACGCGCTGGCTTTGATGTCTCGCAAAATTCTGCGTCGGCGCATCTGGCGCGGTTCCGCGAAGCTGATCTTGTCAAAAAGGTTGGCGGTAACAGGATGAACGGTTTTGTCCATACCGTCTGCCCGGTCGTGACCCGCAGCGAATTTGATAGGAGACGTTAAGATGGTCGGCAAGCTAACCAGAGACGACATGTTGTCAGCCAGCATCATCCCGGTCGTGTTGAACGCATCACCGTACCGGACGCGCAACAGTCTGCTGGATGAATTCATGCGGCGCGATAAGGGCGAAGCTATCGAGGATTTCAACCCCGGCGAAGCTGCTTGGTGGGGGAACCACCTCGAACACACCATCGGCGAAGTCGCTGCACAGCGGCTGAACCTGACCGGGCTGCAACTGGAATTCGACGCAGCGTTCGAACATCCCGATCTGCCGCTGGCTGCATCGATTGACGGGCTAGGCGTCGGCGATGGCATCGTGGAATCCGATCCGGCGCGTGGCATTTACGTCATCAACGCACAAAGGATCGACATCACCGGCCCCGGCCTGTTGGAGATCAAGAACACCAGCGCATCGCCGGAAAGCGAACCGGCGCGGTTTCGCGGACCGTTGCAGGGACAGGCGCAGTTAATGTGCCACCCGACCGCGAAATGGCTGGCAGTGTGCGTCCTGTATCAAGGCACGGAATTGCGGATTTTCCTGTATCACCACGATGGCATTATCCAGCGGCAGATTCGCGATGCGGTGCTGGATTTCGAGCGCCGCCGGAAAGAACGTGACTTCTATCCTTGGTCGAACTTGAATGACGCAGTGCTTTGTCACAGCACGACCGACATGAAGCTGCCGACGTTGCAGATCGACCCCGAAAACACCGAAGTGCAGATTGCGCTGGAACACCTAGTGCATGCCCGACGCGAAATCGCAGGCCATCAAGAGGATATCGACAACGCGATGATCGATCTGATGCAGTTTATGGGCGACCACGAAACGGCAATCGGCACAGTCGGCAACGAGCGCATCATGCTGAAATGGCCGATGCGTAAATTCAAAGCGCAGCCGGAGCGCGTCGTTCCGGCGAAAGATGCACGCAGTGTGCGCCAGAAAACCCTAAGCATTAAGGAGATCGACCAATGACAGCCCTTTCAGCACAGCAGCAGCGCGTGTATGACGAAATAGCTAGGTGCCAGCGGGAAGAGGGCTATACGCCCACCCTGCGGCTTCTCGGCGAAGCAATGGCCATCAGCCAGTTCACCGCCGCCAAGCATATAAACAAGATTATCGACAAGGGAAGGGCTAGACGAATCAACAGCCGTCACATAGAGTTGTCTTGATGGACCGTTTTGGTTTCATTGATTCCTCCCTTTAGACTGCCCCCGGCGCTAAAAAGCCGGGGGTCTTTTTTTATTTGGAAAGCCCTTTTGTCTTTTCGAATGTTCTAAGACCACCCAAGCCCAACATTCCCATCAGGACAGTCAGCAGCGACGACATATCAAAAGTCGGCAAATCAGGCAGGGCGATGCCAGCATAAGCGCAGACAAAGATCGTCAGCGGTGCCAGTACGAAATGCCACGCCAGTGCCACGCCGCACGTCCAACCGACGAAAGGACGCCAGCCAGCGACGAAAACGCTGCGGTGCTGCGCTTCTGCCTTGTTGATCTCAAGTTGACCCTTGGCAAGTTCCTGCGCGTGGTTCTGCGCCATTGTGGCGACTTCATGCGCCAGCTTCGCCTTCTGGTCCTTGTCTTCGATAAACTTGTCCAGCAGGCCCGTAACGGGGCCAATCAATGCCTGTATCATTCCATAACCTCCATATCAATATCGGTCCCAAAACATAGCATATCTTTGTTGACCGGCAATCTGTCCTCGAATTGAATATACGTCCCGGCGACGTGACACTCAGCCATCGTCTCATGCACTGACAGGATGTGCGACGTGATCTGCCCGTCCGCTTCCATAACCAGCATCAGCAGCAGCCACTTCATTTCGTTTCGCTCCCCATCCAAACGGCGAACGCCCCCGTGGCGGCACCGACTATCGTGCTGACAAACGCGGTTTGCTGCGTCGTGGCTTCGGCCCCCAAGGCCATAAACCAGTCGCACACGTTCCACGCCATCAGCGTAAACATCAGCATCATCAGACGTGGCAGCAGCTTCCATTTAAGGATGCGCTCCATCGTCAACTCAGCCATCGGCCAGCACCCTTAAACGCTTAACCAAGCGCTTCGCCCGGTTTGGCACCTGATCGTGCCAGCGGGAATCGACCGCCTCATCTGCGACGGAATTCCACATTGCCGGATCATCGACGGCTTTGGCGACGTTGCCCCAGAATCTGCGGAATTTTGAAAAGCGCGGATATCCAAGATTAAACGCCATATTGCAAAAGATCATCTGCGGCTCTTCATCAAGCGCATCGAAATCGACGCCGACGTTCTTGCACAACCGGCGGCAATCCTCAATCGTCACCGCTATATCAAGGGCGAATGCCTGTCGCACGCGCTCATCTGATACAGGCGTTCCTACCGGCTGACCGTGTTCTGGGTCGCCTTCAACGACCAAGTGGCCCAAACCCATCGTAACCAGACCAAGGTGATCCAGATACAAGATATGCTCACCATTTTCGTTCAGCTTCACGCCTTCATCTGCGGCGATTTCTTCGCGCAACCTATCTTTGTTCATTTCTCGTTTCCTTCACGATTTCGACGGCGCGTTGCCAGCTAGATTCTTCCAGACCGTATTTGTCATAAAACTCAGGGCTGCGCCGTTCCGATAATTTGTTGATGCTAGATGCCGCCGCAAAATAGACGCGGCGCTGATCAATAGCAACACGGGCAAGGATATCATAAACGCGTTGATCTGGACGGGTCTTTTTATCCCGGCCCGACCCAAGCTGATGATGGTAGGTTAATGCGCCGCGATCACGCTGCTTTCGCAGTCTGGCGCTTTTGACTTGCACGCGCATGAAGTCATTGCCCTGCCACGCGATCACGTCAACGCCATCCATCGGCGCGTGGCCTGCCTTCCATCCAAGATCAAGGATTGCGGCGAGCGCTATGTACTCGCCTTGAAGCCCCGTCGTTGTGGCTGATCCTGTCACGCTGCCCCTTTATTGCTGGCCCTTCAAGAACGTCACAAACAGATAGAGCAATCCAGCGCCGACGATCAGGATCGCTGGCAGCACGGTCCAAAGGATGATGGCATCGCGCACTTTGGCACGGCGTTCCAATTCTTCTTTTTGAATCTGCCGCTGGTGTGCGATCTCAGCTTGCAGCCTTTCCCACGATCCGGGCTTGCCATAGATCATAAATATTTCGCGCATCTGTTTACGCATCTGGTCTAGTTCTTCTTTACGGAAAAACTCATCGATGCCAGCTTGTTCGGCCCCGGTCATTTTGCTGAAGATGCTTTTTTTCTTTCGCGCCGCACCGAAGTTTAGTTGCGCCTCAGCCTTCGCATAGCGCGAGATCGGACCCGAAAGGGACGACAGGTCTTTCCCCGCCTTGATGGACCCACTGATGGCCCCTGCGGCGCTGCTGATCATACTAAAAGCTGAGATCGGATCGATCATTATCGCCTCGCCAGCATAACGATTGCGACGACTATCAGCGCGGTCTGGATAACATCGATCATCGGCACCTGTATCATCAATAAACCCTTTCGCTGCCTTCAATGATTTCGCGTGGTAGGCAATACGTCGTTATCTTGTCGCCCTGTCTGGCCAGTCTGGTGCTGTAGTAAAGGCAATCATCGACCGACCGAAAGCATAGATCATCGCTGATGCGCTTTTCCTCTAAAAAGACATACAGGCAAAAGACGCTGACCATCTCCACATTATTCGCGCCCCGTCAGCCGCTTCACCGTCTCAGTTTCCCAGATGCGGATCAGCACCCAGACGCCAGTGATCAGAGCCACGGCGTTCGGTGCCATATCCATCATCGCGGCAGCAGTGCCTGTACCCGCCGCAACATCAAGTGCGATTTTGTGTTCTTCGGTCATTAGCAAGCCATCAAGACGCACGGCACAAGATAGCTGCCGTCATCGTAGGTGTGTGAAACTGTGGTGCTGGTGACCTTCGCAATGGTCTTGCTGCGAACAATGTCATCGTCCTGCGGCTTGGCGGTGCCATCACCGGCTGACATCAGCAAGTCTCCTCTAGCTACTGTTGTGCCTTGTGCAATGCGGATGACCATATCGCCGGTCATTGC